TCAGAGCCATAGCGGGCGCTGACCACCAACTGTCGGATGAGGCGGGGCCGGGATTATCGTTCCTGGCGTAACAATAAAACGTTCCACCGATTCCATCGTTACGAACGTACAACTGCAATTTATGTTAGTACATTGGTGGTAACGCTCTTTGGTGTTCTCACTTAGATAGCGACTGGTGCGCGCATGTGCCGCGTGCTGGCATTTTGGACAATGGAACATTACTACACTCCGCGATTCACACAATGTGAATAAATGATACACAATAATTCACCAAAAGCGAAAGATATTCATAGTTAGTTGATAAGGATGCCCATGAAACTCTTAAAAATAACGCTTCTATGTACTGTCGCAGCCCTTTCAAGTAGAGCCTTTTCACAAAGCATTGATGCACAAATTTTAATGAAAAGTCTTAAACCGTGGCAGCCCGTTGGAATTGAGGTCAAGACGGACTCAGTGAAAATAAAGTTACCAACTGCCACTGTAACCTCGGATGCATATGAAGCACTGATATCATCCGGTGTCTGCACTCCTGTTTGGGTTAAAAGTGCCCCTGAGGGATATCTCAAAAACACCAAAGAGATACATGTCGTTAATAAATTTTCAGCGCAGGGCTATACGTTTGAAACCCCTCTGATTACATGTAAAAAGATGGGTGCGCTGATGGACGATGAAGCAAAGACTTTGATGTATGAAAACACCCACGGCTACGTTTCAAAATGAAGATGACAACAACCCGTTTGGTTACGGGTTGTTTTCCTTTTTAAGCATCCACAGCATCATATTCCACATCAAACAACCTCACCTCAAGCTCTAGCCTCGTCGTAAAGCCGCTTTTACTCAGGTAGTGCATAACTTTAGTGATTGTCCAAGATTGCTCGTCTATGACGCGCTTAAAGCCTTTAACCTGTACCGGCGTCTCTGGATAAAGATCAGCCCGCCCCGTCGCCAGCCTGATAGAAAACTCAGCAACTCCACGTTGCAGCTTGTCCCATTTTGCCTGGGCTGCTCGCATCGCCTGCGCTTTGGTTGAAAAAATTGTCGTCAGGGCGAACACGTTGTCATCCTCGCCGACCATGTATTCACCTTCCCTGGCTTCCGGTGTCTTCACCGCTTTTTTCTTCGTTACCGGTTTGGCTTTTGGGTGCTGTAGCGCACGTAAATGTTGCTCTTTCGGTTTCCGCTTTAACGTCACCTTTTGCTTTTGTGGTTTCGGGTCTTTGGTGTGTAACCATTTTGCCGTGACACCGGTATATGCCCCACGGTCGGCAATCGAAAACTGATGCCTGTCGCCATCGCCGCGGGTGATAGTGACTTGTGGAATAGCCTTTCCACTGGCTGTTAACCCACGCCCGGCTTTCAGAAAAAGCAACTTTCCCGCTTTTACCGAAACCTCACCACCATTTCGTTCGGCGAGACGAGTCAAAAATTTAGCATCCGATTCCTGTGACTGGTCGATGTGCGGGATTTTAATTCCCGCCAGTTCAGGTATGACTCTCGATGTCAGTTTGTTACGCGTCGCTATCGCCGCCACAATTTCGCCTAAAGTCTTGTCATGCCATGACTCTTCTCGCCTGGAATTTAACGTTCCCCGAAAATCGGCACTACGGGCACGGATTGTCACGCTATCTGGCGCGCCATGATGCTCAACTTCATCGACAGTGAAAGAGCCCTTGTTAATTAACGCAAACCCTTTCCATCCCAGATAAAGCGTCAGCACGGCACCACGTAACGGCAACTCGACAAGCCCGTCAGCGTCATCGAGCTCAATATCAAGCTGGTCTGCCTCAAATCCGCGGTTATCGGTCATCGTCAGACTTATTAAGCGGTTACTGATATTGCCGGTAATATCTTTGCTGTCGAGCATCAGCATAAAATCGGGCGTCAGGACGCCACCCGCATTCAAATTCAGCATATCCAGCATCAGCTAATCCCCACCAAGCCAGACACTGACGAAGCCATATTTTCCGCCTTGCCAATAAGTGCATTGGCCTGTTCGCCAATATCGCCATACAGCGCCGCGAGTGATTCATCCACGCGGGTGAGCGTCAGCGTGAAATCAATTTTTCTCGCCGTGCCGTCAGCAAAAAACAGGCTCCCTGTCTCGCTGATATTATTGATGACGTACATACCGTAAATAGTGCCGGTGCCATCCAGCAACGGCCAGGCGCGCCCTTCGTCAGCCATTAAACGAATAGCTGTCATCGTCAACTTTCCGCCGGTGAGCTCCGGGTATAACACACCGGCCAGGGTAATTCTTTCTTCCCCCGGCCCCAGATACTGGAAAGAATCCCGTTTACCTACGCGTGAGTTTGATGGCCACAGATATTCGGCATCGCGTTGCATCGTCTGGTGTGGCAACGTCTGGCGCATAAAAACAAACATACCGAGTGCAAGCATCATTTCTCGTTACCTCCTGTCAGTCGTGGTTCATGCTGGCCCGCTGACGAGCACGCTTGTCACGCTCAAACTTTTCGAGCGCATCCTGTAGTTGACGATCGAGCTGCGTGCCGTTCCCGCTACCATCAACGGAAATGTGATACTCGCTTTTGCTCTGGTCGATGTAAGAACGCCCGGCGGGTGCGGTGACTGGTTGGTATGCCTGATAGCCGCTATAAGTACTGATAGCCGGGATATAAGAGTTACCCTGCGTGGCTGCGTTTGCTTTTGCGGCAGTCTGGTCAAGCGTACTGGACTCTTTGTTGATTATGCCGAGCTTCTCAAGTACCCAATCAATACCGCTGCGCAGCTTATTGAATGCTGTAAGCGGTAAAGTAAGAGCGTCAGCCAGGCGCTGACCAAACAACACACCGGCATCTCGGAAACTGTTTAACGTTTCCTGTGATGATTTAACCGGCGCAATCAGATTATTAAACCAGTCCCATGCGGCTTTAAGTTTTCCGCCTAGCCAGTCAAACATCGGTTTAAGCGGTGCAAATAGTTCTGCTACTGGCGCGAAGGCCGTGCGCAATCCTTCCATCACACCGCCAAAAAACGCGCTGATGGGTTCCCAATATTTACGGATGAGCAATGCCCCGGCCACTATTGCGGCCACGACAGCAACAACCGGCCAGGAGATCGCGCCAATTGCAGTCACAACGCCACCGGCCACCGTAGTAAATACGGTACCGAGTGCCGTCGCAGCGGCGATGATGGCATTTACACCGGTTATCACCGGCCAGGCAATCAGTCCAATAGCCCCAATCATCCCCACGACCCCGATCGCCACAGCGGTAATCCCCCCCAGCGTCTGCGCGAGCTCTTTATTTCGCTGGATCCACTTATCAAGTTTGAGCACGTAGCCGGTAGCGGTTTGCACCAGTTTACGTAAAGAGGACTCTTGCTGGTCAAAAAGGTCAGTACCTACAGCCTCATATGCCGACTGAAACTCTTTAAAGTCGCCGCCGAGGTTTTCCTGCATAACCTTAACTAGTTCCTCCGTCTTACCGTCAGAGGCTTTAAATGCAGCCGTGAGCTTATCCAGCTTTCCTGATTTAGCCGCGTTCATCAAAACAGCGGCGGCAGAACTGGCCTCTTCGCCAAATATCGTTTTCATGTATTCAGCGCGCTGACCGGTACCCAGTTTATTTTTATCAAAACTGGCCTGCATTTCCTTCAGGATGGTAAATATCGGGCGGGTATTCCCTTTACTGTCTGCCGTTTTAACCCCAAGCTCTTTAATCGCCGCGTAGGCTTGCCCGGTCGGTGCCTGGAGTCGACTTAAAATAGCGCGACTACCCGTACCAGCCATTGACCCCGTAATTTTCGCATCATGTAGGGCGCCAACCATTGCAGCGGCTTCCTCAATGCTGACACCGGCATTTTTCGCCACCGGCGCAGCATATGTCAGCGCATCACTAAGCCCGTCAAAATCTGCGGCGGTTTTATTCATTGTCATCGACAGGACATCACCGATGTGAGAGACCTGCTCGTTAGTGAGCTGGAAAGCTGATTTCATCCCCATCAGCAAACCGGCGTTCTCTTCCATTGTTCGACGGTTAGCAAGCGCCATATTAAGTGTGACGGGCGTCGCCGCCTGAATCGCTGCCGCGTCTCCGCCTGCTTTCGCAATGATAATCTGAGCACCGGCCGCATCATCGGCAGAGGCGGCAGTATTGTCGCCCAGCAGTCGGGCCTGATTTCGCAACGCAGTCATTTCTGCGGAGTCTTTCGCCACGCCGAGTACAGCCTGTAACTCGGAGTTTTTCTGCGCAAAATCATAACCCGGTTTCATTAGTGCAACACCGGCCAGCGTGCCTGTCGTCGCCATACCGACACCGGCGGCACCCATTGCGGCCGCATTTCCGGCCAGCTCTTTACCGGCCTGATATCGCTGTTTAACCGCGTTGATCTTTGCCTGTTGCGCGCTGACGCGCGCCAGTGCTTCACGCTGGCGATTAAGCTGCGCCGTCGTTTCGCTGATGCTGGTTTTTAACCGGCGCTCGTCTGCCGCCAGGGTGCGGGTATTAATTCCCGCCTGGCTGAGTTCCTGCCGCTGGCGCTGTACAGCCTGCCGCAAGCTGTTGTGTTTGAGCTGGAGCGCTGCGGCACTTTTTCGGGCGGCATCCATTGCCTGCGCCTGCGCGCGCGTCGGCTGTTCCGTATTTCTAAACTGGATCGCCAGTGCGGCGGCTTCCTGTTTAGCTTTCTTCAGCTCCTGACCGGTAACGGCAAGTTGCGCGCTGGCCTTGCGAAACCCGTCGATACGGGATGCCTGGCCGTTCAGTTCACGCAGTGATTTTTGAGTGTCCCGGATGTCACCAGACAGCGTTTTGCTCGCTGTCTGGATGGATTTAAACGGGCGGGTCGCCTGGTCAACAGCCTTGAGTAATACCTGCAATTTAACGTCGTTACTCATTCGTGTTTCCGCTTCGCTGTAGCGCTTTTTCGCGCCAGGTGGTGAGCTCGGTCAGGCTCATGGGATATAACTCTGAAGGCGGCCAGTGAAAAATCACCGCGATATCCGCCATCAGGTCATCGACCGACATATCTTTCGGAAAATTTAATCCGCCAAATTCGGCGACAAAAAACCGATCACCTTTGTTGCCAGCGCCATCAAATCGGGTAAATCCATCATGACGACATCCGACTCGGTGAGTGATGGGCTGGTCATACGCGGCAGCACTTTAATCAGGGCGTCGACTTCAGAGCGCGCAACGTCGGCCAGGCTGACACCGCGCAGGGTTCCGGCGTTGGGCTTCATCAGGGTGATTTTTTCGATGACCTGCTCGCCGCGTTTGATGGGGTTTTCCAGGGTGACGATGTTTTCTTTGCTCATGATTTTCTCGCTGTTTACGGATTCGGGATTAACCGGCCAGGCATGCTGGCCGGGGAAAATTACAGGCCGATATTGCGGCGGTGCTGGTCGAGTCGGTCGACGCCGTTCACCTTCTCAATCATGTTGAGGACGTCGATTTCTACCAGCTCTTTACCGTTCATGGTCAGCTTGTAGTACGTGCAGACCAGCGATAATTTGCTGCTGGTATCCTCGCCCTGTTTGCTCTCGCCGTTATCGACTTCCTTCACCTTGAAACGGGTCTCAACTTCCACCGCCACGGTTTCGCCGGTATCGTCCCGCTGGTAAGAGCCTGCATAGCGCAGTAGCGTCCCGGTACCGACGGCACCGTAAAGCGACCAGATCGCATCATCAGGGAAGCCGCCGAGGGAAATCTCCATCGCCAGCGCGTCATCGTCGAGGCCAAAATCGACAGGGGCCGAGCCTGACATCCCGCCGCCCCGGTAATTTTCCAGCTTACGGGTCAGCTTTGGCAGGGTGACGGACTCGATAACGCCGAGATAGCTGATGCCATCCAGAAACGTATTCAGGTATTTGAGCTTGCGCGGCATTGCCATTGATCAGGGCTCCTTAATTGCTGTTAACCGATGACACAAGATTCGCCAGGTATTTATCGGTAATACGCTGGCGTAGCGTCAGGTTTTCGAGAGGGGGAACCGGCGTATAGTCGTAATCGATATACAGTTTCCCGGCTTTGAGGGTCGCCGCGTCGTTGGCCGATTCATCAAACCAGCAGGTCGCATCGACGATATAGCCTGCTGTTTTCATCTCGCGGAATTTCGCATTGATACCCGCAACGATGTCCTTAATCAGCGTGGCAGTGATCGGCTTGTCGACCGCCCACATGTGACCAGCGGCCATTGTGTCAGCGATAACCTGCGCGGTGCGGGTGTAGTTCTCGAACAAGAACAGCGGGTCATCGGAGCAGCAGCGGTTGCCCCAGAAGCGGAAACCGTCTTTGCGAATGAGCGTGGTGATGCCAGCCTCGTTAAGCAGGTCGGCATCGGTGCCGGACTCCTGCAAATCCCAGAACACCGACGCGCTGATGCCGGTGACGCCATTCACGCCAACGTTTGACAGGGTTTTATGCCAGCCGGTGTCCTGGTCGATTTTGGCGCGCAGGCCCAGCGCGCGGGCGGTCGCCCAGGCGGTCTCGGTCGCGTTCGCCGTGGTATCCCATGCCAGAAAATCCGGCCAGATAACCATCAGCTCACGCTGGCTGAAATTCTCGCGATAGAGCATCGCCTCGGAAATGTTCTTACAATCCCATGCGCTGATATAGCCAAAGGCGCGCAGCTTCTGGCAAATCGGCGCGAGAGCAGTTGCAACCTCAAGGTAGTCGAGCCCCGGAACACCGAGGATGCGCGGTTTAACGCCGGTGACGGCCTCCGCCGTGAGCAGTGCTTTCAGCCCGGTGTAATTGCCGTTTTCGTCGGTGCCGCCGATGATATTAGAGACAGTCTGCGCTTCGGCATCGTCGCCGGTACCTTCGGCAACGCGCACAACGACAATGACCGGTTTCGACTGGTCGGCGATTGCCTGGAGGGATGCGGCCAGGGTACCTTTTGTACCCGCTTTGGCAATGGCGCTTTGCACGCTGGTAATCAGTACAGGCTTATTGAGTGGGAAGGTGGCGGCATCGGCATCGCTGGCCGTACAGACCATGCCGATAATCGCCGTTGATACGGTGGAAATGACGCGGGTTCCGTCGTTAATCTCGACAACCTGGACGCCGTGATGAAAATCGCTCATCCGTTTAACTCCGTGGTTAAGGGTGAGCATTATTTTCAATCGTGGGGGAAGGGGTGACGAGTCATCCCCGCTGTAACAGGGACAGTACAACAGGAATGACCGTCACAGGTCAGGCAACACGACTCCAGCACATCAGCAGCGTGTGGGCTTCCACTACACTGAACGATTTACCCTCGCCGAGGTTGGCGGTTTTGCCGGTGGTCGTATGTTTATGCGGCGGTACCGTGACTTCATGGTCGTGCTCTCCTGCGTCATCGGTCACACCCAGCTCTTTAGGGTTAAAGAGCTGACGCACATCGCCGCCAATCTCCCAGGGGTCATCCTTACCGGCCACGCCACCATGATTGTGAACACCGCCCCGCGTGGTCGTCAGCTTCTGCTCTCGCTGCTCGCTGGTTTCACCGCTCACATCAATCTGAACGGCGGGCAGGTTACCCTGCTGGAGCGTGACGGTATCGCTGCCGCCGGTTTTCCCGACGTCCGAGCCGTCAGCTTTGCCGACGCGGATCGTTTTACTTTCGCCGGTATACACCCACTCCGACCACGGCCAGCGCTCATTGGGGTTCAGGTTCTGATTAAAAAAACGTGTGGTTCCGACGGGGTTATCCAGTTCCCAGGCATCACTCACCGCCGATTTAACCGCATTAGCGATAGCCTGCTGAATATTTGTCTCGAGATCCCCGACGACCTTATCGGCATAATCTTTCGCTTCATTTTTGGCTTTCTCTACATCTTGAGCGCTTGCCATGACCAGCGACAGGTCAGCTGTGATTTTCACATCGGCCGTATTGCTGACCTTAATCCACAGGTTCAGGGCATGCAGACGCCCCGATCCCTCGGCAAGCTGGGGTTTGTACGATTCCGGTACGCTGGCCACGGCCAGACAAACGCCATCATCATCATACAGAGCGGCTTCTCTTAACCAGAATCCGCCAACCTGTGGCGGGATAATCATTTCTGCACGGATGACATTAGCGGAGTTATCGGCGATAGCCAGGCGATTAATCGGCGCCCGGTATCGTTCGTTAATCAGGCCATCCTGAGAGGCTAACGCTGCCGGCAGCATGCCGTTACCATCACCGACGCCCATCAACGCGAAACCAACCGGCATGCCAGAAAGCGCAGCTTCTGCCAGCGCAACCTCTCCGGCCTGCGTCAGAACCGCTGAATATTTCTTTTCCGCCATATTGCCCCCCTTATGCCATCTCCAGCAGATATTTCTGTACGGCAATATGTTGATCCGTTGTCAGAGAGCCATTAATTAAAACCACCGACTTAAAATCGGTTGCTAACCCGGAGTTGTTATTATCCGTTTTACAACCGATTAAAATATCTTTATCCCCTGCGGCAATATCTCCCGGCACGGATGAAGCACTCGAAACATATTTCCCGGTAGAGGGGTCATAAATGGCAATCGTAATCGTTCCCTGACGAATAAACGAAGTGAACGCAAAAAAATCGCCCACCTGAATGGATTCCGGGAATGAAGCATAGGCATAGGCCGGTACTGACGCACCGGCATTCTGGCGCGCCACCAGAAGACGCCCGTCAACTGCTGTACCGATACCAAAACCATACCCACTCGCTGCTGTGCCAGAAAAATCTGCCACGGCATAGGTGTTAGCCCCCCCGCCTGCCGCTGCCCTGCGCATCACCCCGGCGACGGTCAGCGCGACCGGTGCTTTGTATTGGGTATTAAGGTAATTATCACGGCTCACCGTGACAAATCCCTGTGAGTTTTCCACGACCCCGTTAACCATCAGCGGTTTATCAGAATCGAAAGAGTTGAGAGTAATATCACTGGAGTTTGCCCCCCAATAATACCCGGCAAAAGGGATGCCATCCGTTTCGGGGAAATCCTGAAACCAGTTTATCTTTTCAAAATCAGCCATCATTTTCATTCCCGATTTAAATGGGACAGGACCACCGAGAAAAAGAGATGTAAACATATTTACTCCTGATAAAATTTTTCTTTAGCCATTCGGGTAATGATATATGCACCTTTGCTGCTCAGGTGTAATGTGTCCTGCCATGCACCGGCGGAATTATCATATCTTTTCGGGAACAATTCATACCCGCTGATAAAGTTGATGTTATTTTTCAGCGCCAGTTCGCGCATGGTTTTATCATATTCAGAAAGGGCTGGCGTTCCCGATGCGCTGCACTGTCCCGGAGATATCAGGCAAATACAAATATCAGGTGATGCCTCTTTGTGTTTATCAATAATTGTCTGAATGCCGTTGCGATATTGTTCCGTCCCGGCAGACTTACGAAAATCATTCGTTCCCAGCACGATAAACAGTAAATCAATCTCCAGAGCTGACGCGACAGGGGCGATCCAGTCTTTCCAGTTGAGATAATCTGACGCCATTGCTCCGCCATTCCCCATGCGGGAGACAGTAACACCAGACTGATTCGATGCATCTTTGCCATACATCCCAAGGATAGAAACTACGCCATTTCCGGCAGTCTGGATTTTCACAGTATGCGCAACGGAAGCCAGGCCACTGATCTTATGCGCCAGCGCCTTACCTGTATTGCCGCCGGTGATGGTCGCCACCGTAATATCGTCAATGATAATGCTGAATGACCCGGTTCCGTCGTAATAAAACAGCGTCAAATCAGTGGCCTTAACCCCTGACCAGGTCATATAAGCCACGCTGCCGGTATTGTACATGGCGTTCCCGTCCGGGCCTGCACCATAACGCGGTGGCGCGTTGTTGTGTTCGTTGTCTCCGTCATAGACAGTAAACCCGCTGGTTTTCAGCGTAATGCCTGCCATGACACCATCGCCGCGCGTAGAGCAACTTATCCAGCCTGGGTCTTTATACTTCCCGCCCATCTGATTCAGGAACGACAGAGGGATCGTGTTTTTTTCCGTCCAGGAATCCCCCGTCCAGGCATAATGAATCCCAACCTGCTCGCCGACAAATAAACGCGCAAACTTATACTGTAACCGGTAGGTATCGCCCTGAATAAAGGTTTTATCTGTCACTTCACCGCTAACGGTTCCACCGCCACCATCACCAACCAGATTCTTAATAAACGCCTGTAATTGTGGCCCCAGCCCGGCAGCGTCAGGGAATCCATCGTCAAACCAGAGTGGGACAACGTCGTTATCGCCAAAGCAGGCAGGAAAGAATTTAGGATTAAAGTTTTTTTGCGGGAGATATTGTCGCGCCCACATATTCGGTATTCCGGCGACAAACTCCTGTAATTGAGGCCCTAATCCGGCGGCATCGAGACAGCCATCATCCAGCCAGAGCGGCACGACATCATTGCTTCCGTGAGCCAAAGGCAGCATCTTGCCGCTGAATGACCCCGGCACGATTCTGCGATCCACATACCCTTTCCCGGCATAGAATGCGACCGGTACTGCAATGCCGTCAGCATTCAGGTAAAAAATAAACGACTCATCAGCCTCAGGCCCCTGAGCCACGCGGAAAATTTTACCAGCGGGCGTGGCGGCACGCCCGGCAATCGTCCCGTCCGGGTCTTCTGCTGTTTTGAAGAAAGTGGATTCCCGGTAATCGGTAAATCCTTCCAGCATCGTTTTCAGGAATTGTGTACGGGCGGCTAACTGCTTTGCCTGAATATTAGCGGTACCCGTTGCACCGCCTTCAACTTTATCCAGACGGGCAATCTGATAAATTTCATCAGCCCACTTAATTGTTTCGGTAATTTTCGTCATATCACTTTCCTGAAAAATAAACATTGCCGGAATAATGCTGCTGACCGTCGTAATAAATACCGCCATCCGGGACATATTCGGGCGGGTACACTGTAATGACTTCTGAATCAATAAACGCAGTACCAATACTGGCTAAAGCCGTAACACTCAAAGAGAGCGTGAGCTGCGATATATGACGACTGACCGGTTTCGCATCGCCAATAATCCGCTCCAGCTCTTTAATCATTGACTCAGTGATGCCGATATCATTGAGGTCAATCTCAAGGCGGAAAGTCCCGGCAGGGTCGGCAACCTTCCACCACTCCTGGAGCGTCATGCTGTAGCCCAGCGTTTCAATCACACGCCGAACGGCGGCAACGGTACCTTTGCGTTGGTGGATCCAGAAAGCATCACTAACAGCCTGGCGTTTCTCTGTTTCCGACCATGTTTCTTCCCAGCGGTCGACAGAAAACGCCCAGGCCAGATAGGGCAGGAATTTCACCGGGCATTTCCACGGATTCCATAAATCGCGCAGCGATACGGGTAAATCGCTGATAGAGGCGCATGCTGCGGCGGCTCGCTGTTCCAGCAGAGATGACCCGGGCGCCATTAGCGAATTATTCATCCGATCCTCCGATAATGACGCGGGCGTCGATGCAATAAGCAGCCTGCGTTTTATCCAGCACCACATCGGCCAGCGGTTCGCGCAACTCGACGCGCTGAACCCCCTGCACATGCAACGCGGCGTAAATCGCCGACATTCGGATATCACGACCAAGGCGGCGCTGCTCCGTAATATAGGCAGTTAACTGCGCTTTTGCGGCGGCAAGAATCGGCTCGGTCGCTGGTCCGGGGTAAACATACAGCACCGCGTCGATCGCATAATTGACGATTTCAGCCGAGACGACTGTCAGGCGGTCAGCGACCGGTCGTACACTCTCATCATTCAGCGCGGTACTGACGGCCAGCAATAAATCATCCGACGCCGTGCCGTCACCTTCCCGCGACAGTACCGCGATAGTGACCTCTGCTGGAGCCGGGCTATTAGCCGAAGCATCCGCGACACGTCCGTCGGCACTCAGGGCGTGAAATTCATAGGCACCGGTTGGCCCGGCAACACTCATACCCTCAAATGCCGCCGGTACGCGCTGACGTAAATCGCTGTCAGACTCCATGACCGCCGCCACCGGCGGGATTTGGGTCTCGTCTCCGGGGGTGATGACCAGGCGTTCAACGTTATTATTTGCCGCGAGCTGGTCGAGGTCGTTTTTGATGGCATAGGCCACCATCCCGGCTTTCGCCGCCTCGTTAATGCGCTGGCGTAAAATCACCTCACGATAGGCATTCTCTTCGAGATATTTCACCAGTGGCTCAGACTCCAGCGTTAATGTCCTGGCGACCGCTTCCTGCTCATCTTCCGGGTACAGTGAAATCAGCGTCGCTTTGCGCTCGGCGAGGATGGTTTCAAAATCCAGTGTTTCCACCACATCAGGCGCGGGGAGCTGGCTCAGGTCGATAACTGCCATAGGTTCAACTCACAGGGATGGTTAAGGAAAGGCTCTCACCGGTATCGGTGATTTGGCCGGTCACGTCGACGACCATCTGCCCGTTAAACTGCCGCGCTGTGGTGATGCTGGTCAGCCTGACGCGCGGCTCCCACTTCAGGATCGCCATGTAGCACGCGGCCATAATTTGCAGCTCAAGCGCCGGTGTCTGAGGCTGGTCAATCATCTGCGACAACAGCGAGCCATATTCACGACGCATGACGCGGGAGCCGACGGGCGTGCGCAGAATATCCCCAATGCTCTGGCTGATATGGTCCACGTCTGAAATGCGCTCGCCGGTCGCGCGGTTCATACCGAGATAACGGGCCGTCATTGAGTCCCCTCCGTCCATTCATCGCCGCGCCTGATGCCGCCGTGGCCGTGTTTATCCACCTGAACACCGTTTGATGTGAAAGCGCCGCCGCTGTGCTCGATATCACCGGACATCTTGCCGCCTTGCTTCACCTCCAGCGTGCCGGTCGTCAGCTTGTTGGTGCAGACCACCTCCGGCGTATCGAGGGTGACGCGCGTCGATGCTTTTACCAGCACCACCGGCACGCTGACGGCAACCGAATCGGATGCGGTCACATCGGCAGTTTTAATGCCGGTGACGGTCAGCGCGCCGGTTTCCGGCTCATAACTCATGACAGCACCATCAGGAAACTCGACGAGCCAGGCATCCGCTGAGGCCGATGGCACGGGGTTATCGTCGGAATAAATACCCGGCAGCACAAAAGCGGTATCGAGCTCACCGCCCACGGCCAGAATCATCACCTGCTCACCAATTGAGGGAGCCCACCAGGTGCGCGAGCGCCCGGCGCGATGAGTTAACCACTGGAGCCAGTCGGTATAAATGCCGCCGGTCTGCACGCGACAGCGCCCGGCATCGAGGTCAGTTTCGACGACGATGCCGGTGCGGATCATGTTGCGTATCGCCCGGGCAAGTTCCTGGATAGATGCGAGAGTATTCATAGGGGAAAGGATGCCGCCAGAGAGTTCTGTCGGCAATTTTTAGCTTTTTGCTCAAGGCTGGCACATCAAGACTATGCTATAAAGATAAAAGAAATGTGATGCGAATTAATTACTCATTAATAAAAACTGAGAAACATTGTTCATTTGTGATAGGCTGTTCCCCATCCCAAAAAGACACATACATATGGTGGAGGCCTTTATATGCAGTTTCCTCCCAATGTTTTGCAAAATACCGTTTATCAGCAGATGAGAAGGTGGCGTTTTCAAACGCCTCGTGATTCCCATTATTTAAATTTTTAGACGCCTCACTGCCGGTGTTTACCACCCTGAATTTAAATCTCGGATTTTTATATAGAGTGCCCGAATGAAAGTATCCTTTAAACGATATCCCTCTCCCTTTTTTTATTGTTCGAGAGCAAGGGTAATATTCATCATCAGACACATCATCTTCATCATCTTTCAGGCTTGCTCTGATATAAAAACTTTCCTCTTCTATACTCGTTGGTAATAGCTTGAGATAAAATTCATTCTTTAAAACAAACTGCTTATAATTAATTGGATTGCCTTGAGCATCTTTATAGTTTGGAGTAATGTATTTTACAGGTACAGTTTCATTCGATTTTGTAACAGTTTTAATAGACAACTGATTATCATCAAGTCCTAAAAGTTGGGCAAGACTATCGCCAATCATTATGCAATTCTTTGGTGCCTTTTGTTGAAGTTTTGCTGCCACATCGACAAAAAATGAAGTTGCAGTAACCTCTCGACTCTCCTGATACCCATACACCCCCCATACAACTTGATCATTCGCTCCATAATCGATACCAATTCTTATCCCTAAGTTCTCATCAACACCTAAATCATTAAGTTTGGGTATTACGACACTTTTAAACATTTCTATTAAGTATGTAGCACAGTTTATTGCATCAACAGCACTATCAGCAATTCGACCCTCCTGCGTATTTATATCACTTCTGAAGAAAGCCATCACAGCATCCCCCATTATTCTATGGACGTGACCATCAAATGAATTAACAGTTTCAATAGTGCATCTTATGATATCGTTTTTAATTCTAAAGACTATATCAGGAGTAAATATAACACCTAGCTTAGTTGAACCTATAATATCCATAAACATTGTTATGGCATATCCATTCCTTAACTCTCCCTCCTTCATATTTGAAAAATCAGGATGACAGCCGAATGTAGGCATTAACTTCCCATGCTTACCAAATTTCCCCCTTACTATTTCTTTTACGCCATAGTGTTGATTAACAACACTTTCTTGAATACTTTCCATAGCTACAGCATCATTCAGAAAATCAAATGACTTACCTAACCCCTCAAGCCCAGATGCTGAATCAAAAGCAGAATCTGCTTTTACTAAATCGCGCGCTCTTGCCCGTGATTCAGAAATTGTTTTTTCCAGACTACGCTCTAAGTTAGAATATATATTCTTAATTGACATACCCCACCCTCACAGATTAGATAAGAAAATTATATAAATGGAGAAGCAAATTACACCGGTAGCCACCTCGATGCATTTTATAGCAATTATTTGATTTTCATATTTTGATAACAAAGCCTTTGACAAATTATGATTCAATGATATTAATTGATTAAGGAAAGATGAGTCACCTACTGTACAAAATTCTTTTTTATAATCAGCCAGGCTATCGTAGCCTTTCACTATATCAACAAATGAAAAGGTATTAACACTTTCACTTACCTTAATAAAAGGAGTTATCCCTTTCAATGAAAAAAACACTGACACTATAAGAAAACACAAAGCCAATCCAAGCAAGAAAGACAAGAAACACTTATCAGAACCAACAACAACAAAAGAAGTAATTTTGTCAAAGTTCACGGCAATTGCAGCTATTATGGCAGAGGCCAAGCTGAGCAATATTGTTGACTTAGTATTAGCATAATTTAAATACGTATCCGTGCGAATGATAACTTTAATCATCAATTCTATTTTCTTATTAACCTGATTTTCATTTTCTTCGCTAGTTTCTCGCACGCGCCACCTTCTTTTGGGATTATTCCTGTAGATTATTAATGATCAAGGCCTCCACAAAGTCAACATCATCAATAGAAAAGCCAACTAACTGGCGCGTAGGGTACTCAATAACGCGGCCGTATAGGGAGGGTTTATCTTGTAATCCAAACTGATGCACGCGGGCGATGCGCTGCACTTTCCCGGTAAATTCCACCACCGCCGCGCTGTCGTTACCGCTCGCTTTCATATAGCGATTGGTGCGCAGCTTCGCAAACATCTCGCGCTTAATCCGGCCTTGCTTTGCCCTGACGGGCGGGCGCTTACGCGGGGCATATGGCGAACCGTCCGGCGCTTTCTGTGACTTAATACGCTGTTGTTGCCGCTGGCGCAGTTTCTTCGCAATGTCGACGGTCATCCGACGACGCCCGGCGGGGGAAAGGGCCGCTATCAATCCGGCGAGCTTGTCCTCAAAGGGTTTGAAGTCATTCATCCCATTTACTCACCAGTTCGCCATTACTCCACATCTCAACGGGACGCGTTACCGGCTCCGGCGGTGGCGGCTCCGGAATGTTCTCAACGTGCAGCGCGCCGTCGATCTCTTTGACCAGCGTTCCCTCGGTCAGCAACAGGCTGATGCTGACATCGAGGCTACTGTCGTTATTGATGTCGGCATACCAGATAAAGCCCTTTTTTCTTCCTTCATCGGTTGTCATGATGTCCGGCTGATTGACGCGCAACCAGGCCATAATCGGCACAAACAACAGGTCAATATCGTCGGTGAAATCCGTGACCACGATGTTAAGCGTGTACCGCTTTTCAAACGACAGGGAGCGCGCCAGCGTCGCCGTATTGTTGCCATCGTCCAGGCGAAGGTGAAGCATATCGGGGTTGGTACGCAGTACCGGCACCGCATCAGTTAAGGCTTTTCGCAGACTGTTGGGCTTTTGCATCGATTTCATCCTGGCATTGTTTAACCGTATCGACCTGGATTGCGCAGCTTTTCAGGGCGTTTTCGAGCTGGCGTATATCCGCACTCAGGTCGCCATTAGTCAGCGGGTCGCTGCCCGGCATCGGGCAGGGACTGACCTTCGGGCAGGCGTTGTAAACAATCACCGACGGCGGCGTTGGTGCAGGCGGCGCGCTGGTGCAACCGGCGCACAGCATCAGGTAAATCAGCGCGATACCAGCGGCGAAACGCGTCATTTTCATTGAGTAACCTCGTGATAGTTTGTTCACGCCGAAAAGCCAGCAGGTTAGCCGCCGTGAGCTTATCCCTCATGGCAACCTGCGCCAGCTCTTTGCGCTGCGACTGCTCTGCGGCAACGTTGAGCTGATTTTTCAGCATGGTGATCGTGGTTTTCTGCGTACCGGCGACCCGGTTCGCACGTTCAAATGAGGCGCGCAAATTGCTGTTATCGTGTTTCATCCACAGCAGACCCGCACAGGCCAGCGCCAGCAGGAGAATCACTATCTTCATGCAGTTCCCCCTCCGGCCTTGCGCCACACTGCGACCAGCTTGTCGAGGCTGTGCTCACGCTGACAGTATCCAGCACCCGGCAATGAAGCCCAGATATTGCAACAACGGGAAATGGCGCGCTCGATGCGCCCTTGCTGCAAGTCTTCCAGCGCGCGGCGCTCACGAATCAGCTGAATGGCGAGCCTGTCCTGTGATGCCGGGCTGAAATCCGGCAATGCAAGCTGCTTTTTGTAATGCGGCCAGAACAGGTAAAGCTGCTGGTAACGCCCGGATGCCGTGGATTTTTCCCCGCGACGATTGAAGACCTTCGCCGGGCGCCCACCGGCGAACGGGTGATCGCGATAATCGGTAAAAATCTCCGGCCTGCCATCGATACCCGTGACGATAACGTCGTAACCGTTGTTTCGGGTCAGCGGATGCGTTGCTGTCCCTTCCGAAAATGCCAGCGTGTCGAGGAATGCCGCAACGTTGGGATGTGTCTTAATGACTGCCATCGCTTTCCCCTTTTTTAATCTTGCGCTGGATAGCAAGCTCTACCGCCTGATAACCGGCGATACCCAGCATGGAGCCAAATCCGCACACGGCCGCAGTTGGCAGGTCTGGAAACTGTACCAGGGCAACCCCGGCCACCATCGAAACAAAGCCACCCAGCAACGTGCGACCAATAAAAAGACGTGCGGTGATCGGTTCACCACCGACCAGCACTTTACCTACGACAATCAGCGCGCCGATTATAAAAAGCGAAATGACGCTTTTTTCCCCTTCCGTCATGTGGTTACTCCCAGAGGTTTATGGTTTCTGTTACGGGGGATGACTTCACATCAGGTAGCTCGATCACAGTGCCATGAGGCAATACTGCGCCGAGCTCGGCTAACCCCGGATTTGCGGCGAGCACCGACTCGAAGACCCCCTCAGTGCGCCCGTAATACCGGGCGCAAATCATGTCGAGCGTGTCGCCCTGTTGCGCGATGGCCTGCATCAGATTTGGCTCACGATGCAGCGGGGTTTGTCCTGGACACGTGATACGGCCCAGCGCATGTCCCGCCACAGCTCGTCGACAGTGGTATCGATGCTGTCGGCTTTCTTGTCACCTCTGGCGCTGGCATCCACACCGCGATAACGCTCATAGAGCGTGGCGGTCGCCATTGAGGTGACGGCGCGCAGGTAATAGAAAACTCGCACACTCTCACCGTCGAGATCGTCAGCCGGTACGTCGGCCAGCTTGCTAAAACCCCCGGCAATCTGCTGTTCCCGCCACAAAAACAGCTCGGCATTGGTTTCGGCGATGCCGGTTTTGATGGCCTCACGCAGCCGGGCCGGGGCGACGGTCTGCTCAAGTCGCATCCCTTCACGCACGCGTTTCGGGTCGATGTCAGGAAAGAAAAACGTATTTTTTATCACCGGCTCATCGCTGGCAGGCGGCGGGATGATCACCACGCCACCCGGCTGCGGCTCATCGTTCTTTTTAATAATCAGCGTCGTCATGACTACCTCTGAATAGGTGGGCGGTGGACGCCGGTCTCAGGTCAGGTAAAACACCCTCATCGACCGGCGTGCCGCCCTGGCGCGGGGCGCATTCTGTTAACCGACGGTCTTTTTCGGGCGGCCACGTTTAGCCGGTGCCGTGGTTTTCCCGGCGCGCGGCGCTCTTACCGGGGCTTTAACGACTGTTGCCGGTTTGGGCTTCAGCTCTCGCTCAAGCCGTTCAATGTCTTTTTTGACGCCTGCCTGACAGTCGAGCTGCATCGCTCGCTTGAGGTGGGCCAGCGCGTCGGCGGGCTGTTTGTTGTCCCGCAGCACCTGGCCGGTGATTTTGTGCAGTTTTGCGCGCACTTCATCAGGCATATCGGCGGCGGCGGTCAGCGCCAGCGTGTCGAGCAGCTGGCTGACGACGACCGGTTCACCGGCGGCATGGGCGCGCATGGCGGCGAGCGCCACCTCTTCGGTAAACATGTACTGCGGCGGGCGGCGGTGTTTGCCTGGCATGGTCAGACCGTACTTAAACGCGTAGCGGGCAATATCCATCGCGCCGCCGATATCGCCGACATCGAGACGCCACAGCATGACGGTCATCACGATGTCATCCTGTGCACCTTTGCCCTGTTCCAGCACGCCACTGACCCACGGCAGATAGAACGGCAGCAGCTCGCGCTTTTTCGTGGCTTTCAGCTCTTTACCAAAGATGGCTTTTAACGTGCGTTGGTCTGCGGCCAGCTTAACCAGCATCTGCTCGTAGGCAGTGGCATGCCGCAGCGGGTTGTTTTCCCGCTGCGCGGTTTCAATGGCCGAGACCCGCATCATGTGACGCTGTGCGGGGCTCGTCATCGGTTAGCCCTCCGGTTGTGCGGCAGAGAAATCGCCCAGCTTGATATTTTCAATGAAGCACCCGGCGGCGTAGGTTTCGACCACGTAATCGATGTTCATCGATTCGTAGTTTTCAACCTGGTCAAGTTTCGGGTTTTCGATGATGGATCGGCGGTGGCTTTCATCCATGAAATAGATGGACAGGTTATCGAGACGCGTCACCATAATCGCGTTCGCCGGGAAGTACGGCACACGGACGGCGGGCAGGTTGCCGATGCGTTTCTGGCTGATGATGATGTCAGCCGCGAGCGCTTCGCTGTTCGGCTGGTCTTTGTTGACGATCGGGAAATATTTATCGGCCAGCAGCTTACGACCCACAATCGCTACAAGTTCGGCATCTTCCTGATAAATTTCGTCAATAAGGTTGTCGGTTGCATCCATGACCAGCGCATCGAGGTTAACGTAATCGCCGTTTTTACCTACGCGGATCACAGCGGAAACAACATTCCCTTCTTCGTCGACAATTTTGCTCATCACGCGGGTCGGCGCTTCATTACGGTATTTCTGCAGCCAGCCGACGGCGACGTCCTGCAACATCGGATGAGTGGCGCGGTCAGAGGTTTCGGCGCGCTCAACGCCGTTGAACCCGGCCATGATGAAATCGAGCGCCTGCCGCTGGATGATGGCATCACGAATACGGCGCTGAAAGTCCTGGAAGCGCGCCCACAAATCCAGCTTTTTATATTTGAAGTGAAAGTCGAAGTTGACCTGATCGCACTCGTATTTTTTGGACTCCAGCGCGGTAAAGTCGGCGGTTTTACGCTCCTTGCCGCTGTTAGTGTCCGTTGTACTGGCGATGGTGCCATTGACGCCGACGCCAATTTTTTCACCCTTCAGCTCATCCACCGGCACGATATTAATTTTCTGCAAAAAGGCCGAGGACATCTGCACGGTGTTCATCATGGTTTGCGTGACGGACGGCTCGACGGAGAATTTTTTACTCACGTCGTCCGGGTCGATGCCGTTCAGCTCAGCAACGCGGGACAGGTAGGCATTGAATTTAAAACGGGTTTCCTGACGCATAGTCTTTCCTGTTTGGTTAAATCGGGTTGTCTGACCGGGCAAGCCTGTCGCCCGGCGATAAATTCATGACCGTTTAGCAGTCGGTCAGCAGCTCATCGCCACCGCCACCGGTGGAGAGCTTGCGGCGCGGCTGCGCGGTGCTTTCGGTTTTATCCAGCGACGTTTTTAACTGGCTGAATGCCTGGCTGGTCTGGTCGGCCTTCGTGGTGACGTCCTGTTTCAGCGTCGCAAAGGCATTTTCCAGCGTGGCAAGACGCTGCTCAGTGGCGGTTAGGTTTTCCTGCACATGTTCACTGACGGCCGTCACGGCTTCATGCACATCCTGAAAACGGGCGTCATCGCTGGCCTGTTTGCGGCTGAAGATCGCTTTCACTTTGTCGCTCAGGGCGGTAAAGACATTTTCCGCCTGGTCTTCAAACTCCAGCTCGGCGAGAGTGGCGACGGAAATCAGGTTGCCCGGCTCGGCTTTGAAGCGGTTGAGGGGGTTAAATTTGGCACCCCGGCAAAATTCGAGGTATTCGGTGCCGAGGCTGGCCGGGTCATCGGTCACGGCGAGGCCGACCAGGTAGCATTTACCGCTATTGGCGAAATTCGGCTGAATTTCCATTGAGGTGTAGACCTTCTGCAATTTTTTATTCATTGCGATCAGGTCATCGGTCGGGGTGATTTTGGCGAACAGCGCCAGCTTGCCTTTCAGTACCGAATCGTCGTCAATCTTTTCAGACTTCAGCTCAACCACATCTCCGTAACGGCTGAACGGGCCATCCGGCAGGATGCCTTTCAGGTGTTCGAGGTTAATGCGGCAACCATAGACGCGGGGGTCAAAGGTCTCTGCCATTTCCTGAATATCCGTCGCGCTGATAACGCGGCCGTCACAGGTATCGCCTTCGACGCCGATGCGAAACCATTTTGAAACTTTTTTTGCCATTGTCAGGAGTCCTGATATCGGGTTAACGGGTCGGGGTTAGTTTCCCGACGTCGCCGCCCACCCGCTATCAATCCCGGATGGCTTATCCCTCACACAACAGCACCTTAGCGATTCGCATCACCCGTTTCTTTAGCCTTGCCCTGTATCAATCACGGCGAGGCATCCATGACCATCACCACCGACACCACTTTATTAAACGACCCGCGACGCCAGGCGGCTTTGTTGTACTGGCAGGGGTTTTCCGTGCCGCAGATTGCCGAAATGTTGCAGACCAAACGCCCGACGGTGCAGAGCTGGAAACAGCGCGACCAGTGGGAGGAAACCGCACCGCTGAACCGGGTCGAAAGCACCTTAGAGGCCCGGCTGATTCAGCTCTACGCAAAGCCCAACCTGACACCCCACGATTTCAAGGTGGCGGATTTTCTGGCCCGACAGATGGAGCGCTTTGCGCGGATTAATCGCTATGGCCAGACCGGAAATGAGGTTGACCTTAATCCCAATGTGGCCAACCGCAACAAAGGCGACCGCAAAAAGCCGACAAAGAACTTTTTCAGCGACGAGGCTATCGAGAAACTGGAAGAGATTTTTTTCGCGGAGTCTTTCGAGTATCAGCTCCGCTGGCACCGCGCCGGGCTTGAGCACCGTATTCGCGACATTCTGAAATCGCGCCAGATTGGGGCGACGTTCTACTTTTCCCGCGAGGCGCTGCTGCATGCGCTGAAAACCGGCCATAACCAGATTTTCCTGTCAGCGAGTAAGACGCAGGCGTATGTATTCCGCGAGTACATCATTCAGTTTGCCCGCCGGGTCGATGTCGACCTGACCGGCGACCCGATTGTCATAGGCAACAACGGCGCAAAACTGATTTTTCTCGGCACCAACTCAAACACCGCGCAGAGCCACAACGGCGACCTGTATGTCGACGAAATTTTCTGGATCCCCAACTTCCAGAAACTACGCAAAGTGTCGTCGGGCATGGCCTCACAAAGCCACCTGCGCAGCACCTACTTTTCGACACCTTCCACCCTGGCACACGGCGCTTACCCGTTCTGGTCGGGGGAATTATTCAACCGGGGCCGCGCCAGCGCCAGCGAGCGGGTTGATATCGATATCAGTCATGACGCGCTCGCCGCTGGCGTGGCGTGTCCTGACGGTCAGTGGCGGCAGATTGTCACCATTGAGGATGCGCTCGCCGGGGGCTGTACGCTGTTCAATCTGGAGCAACTCAAGCGCGAAAACAGCGTCGACGACTTCCGCAATCTGTTTATGTGCGAGTTCGTTGACGACAAGGCGTCGGTGTTCCCGTTCGAGGATTTGCAACGCTGCATGGTCGACAGTCTGGAAGAGTGGGAAGACTTTGCGCCGTTCGCCGACAGCCCGTTCGGCTCCCGCCCGGTCTGGGTGGGATACGACCCTTCGCACAGCGGCGACAGCGCCGGGTGTGTGGTGCTCGCACCGCCGGTTGTCGCCGGGGGCAAGTTTCGCATTCTGGAGCGCCATCAGTGGAAAGGCATGGACTTCGCTACTCAGGCCGAATCCATCCGCCAGCTCACCGAAAAATACAACGTCGAGTACATCGGTATCGATGCGACCGGCCTCGGTATTGGCGTCTTCCAGCTGGTTCGCTCGTTTTATCCCGCCGCCCGCGATATCCGCTACACGCCGGAAATGAAAACCGCAATGGTGCTGAAAGCAAAAGACGTTATCCGCCGTGGCTGTCTCGAATATGACGTCAGCGCCACCGACATCACCACCTCGTTTATGGCAATCCGTAAGACCATGACCAGCAGCGGGCGCAGCGCCACCTATGAGGCCAGCCGCACCGAGGAAGCCAGTCACGCGGACGTCGCCTGGGCGACCATGCACGCGCTGTTAAACGAACCGCTTACCGCTGGCAGCGGCCAGGTAACATCATCCATTCTGGAGTTCAACTGATGAGTAAATACAAAGGCCGCAAGCCACAGCCACAAAAGCGCCCGCGCAACATGAAAGACAGCGCGCCCCAAAAAATGGAGGCGTTTACCTTTGGTGAACCGAGCGCCGTGCTCGACCGCCGCGATATTCTGGATTACGTGGAATGCGTCAATAATGGCCGCTGGTTCGAACCGCCGGTCAGCTTTAACGGGCTGGCGAAAAGCCTGCGTGCCGCCGTTCACCACAGCTCGCCGATTTACGTTAAGCGCAACATTCTGGCCTCAACGTTTATTCCGCACCCGCTTCTGTCACAACAGGACTTCAGCCGCTTCGCGCTTGATTTTCTGGTGTTTGGCAACGCGTTTTTAGAGCTCCGAAAGAGTGTCACCGGTCGCCCGCTGAAGCTGGAAGCGTCACCGGCTAAATACACGCGGCGTGGTATTGAAGATGATGTCTATTGGTGGGTGCCGTCATTCGACCAGCCGCACCCGTTCGCGCCGGGATCCGTATTCCATCTGCTGGAGCCTGACATCAACCAGGAGCTGTACGGCATGCCGGAATATCTCAGCGCGCTAAACTCCGCCTGGCTGAATGAAGCGGCGACGCTGTTCCGTCGCAAGTATTACCAGAACGGGGCTCATGCGGGTTACATCATGTATGTGACGGACGCCGCGCAAAGCGGTACCGATGTTGAGGCGCTGCGCGATGCGATGCGCAGCTCGAAGGGGCTCGGCAACTTCAAAAATCTGTTTTTCTACGCACCGCACGGAAAACCGGACGGCATAAAAATTGTGCCGCTCAGTGAGGTGGCAACGAAAGACGATTTCTTCAATATCAAAAAAGTCAGCGCCGCCGACCTGCTCGACGCTCACCGCATCCCGTTCCAGCTGATGGGCGGCAAGCCGGAAAACGTCGGTTCGCTCGGTGACATCGAGAAGGTGGCAAAGGTTTTTGTCCGTAACGAGCTCATACCGCTACAAGACCGGATGCGCGAGGTCAACGCGTGGGCCGGTCAGGAGGTGATCCGGTTCAAAAGTTACACCCTCGACACCGAAAGTGACTGATTTCCGCCGCCTCCGGGCGGCTTTTTCTTACCCCCACGCCTGACCGCCTCAGAAGCCCGCCAAGCCCTCGGACGACCCCGCATCACCCACCGACACCCTCGCGAACCCGCGCGGCACAGCGACGCGCTCAGGCTGCGAAAATAAATGCGCAAAAGTACGCTGGCGCGCAGTGCTTTCCCCGCCTCGCCTGCCCTCTTTATGGGGCATTTTTAATGCAGTTGCATCAGGAGCCCCGAGCCGCGCGAGCACTGGCGCGGTCAGGAAAAATCAAATGTATAAAACGAATGCAAATTTATGCACTTCAATGCAGGATGTTGAGCTTTTAGTGACAACCTTTGTAGTGAAAGCATAAACTGAGGCTATTCGCGATTAAACATGTCAAGGGAATAGTATGTCGCAGCCTAGAAACATAGAATTTATTGAGACGCAATTTCTTTCGTTTGACCCGAAGAACCCTAGATTTTACCGCTTGAACGACGCAAGCAGTGATGATGCAGTCATTGAAGAAATGCTTGATGATGAGAGCGTCCATGATCTGATGCTTTCAATTGGTCAGCAAGGATACTTTCCTGGCGAACCGCTGTTAGTGTTCATGGATGGATCTGATTATGTTGTTGCGGAAGGAAACCGCAGGCTCGCTGCTGTCAAGTTGTTGAATGGTGAGCTAAGCGCACCAACGCGTAAAAGCAAAAGTGTGGAGGATATCAAAAGCGATACTACCCACAAGCCAATTGAACTCCCCTGCCTTGTGTATCAGACGAGGGAAGAAGTTTTACGATACATCGGTTACAGACACATTACCGGTGTAAAGGAATGGGACTCACTGTCGAAAGCTAAGTATCTTAAGGAACTTTGTGAGGAGTTCTACAAATCTGTCTCTAAAGATGAGCTTCTTAAAAATCTTGCAAGAGAGATTGGCAGCAAACCACATTATGTAGGAGCATTGCTAACAGCCTTAATGCTTTACGAGAAAGCTCAAGAAAAAGATTTTTATGGGCTAAAAATGGATGAGAATGATGTGGAATTTTCATACATCACTACATCCCTTAGTTATACAAGCATTACTGAATGGCTTGGGCTTGAAGATAAGAAAGATTTCGATAGTGACGATATCGATGAAGAAAATTTAAAAAACCTTTTTGCGTGGTGCTTTGTCCGTGATTTGCAGGGACGAACAATTATCAGAGAGTCTCGAAGATTAAAAGATATAGCTAAAATTGTTGATAACGACGATGCGATTAATAATCTGAAAGAAACTGGAGATATTGACCAAGCATATTTATATACGAACGGGCAGCAAGAGGCTTTAGAAGAGTCAATGCAGGCAGCAGCTGCAAGATTGCGTGTTGTTTGGAACATGCTGCTTAAACTTGATTCGTTTAGCGCCGATGATGAAGAATCCGCCAATCAGATGTTTGAAATGGCTAAAAAAATCCGCTCCCATATCAGAAGCGTGCGAGAGGATGACTAACAATGCTGTTCAATTTGGAATCATTACCCTCAAACGATGTATTTTTTTGGGCAGATTTTATAGAAATTCGAGCGCTGGTTCATCCAGATAAAAGATTTAACCGTGGTGAATTAGATAGCGTTATGCGCAGCCAACCAGAGGGATACACAAGAGAACAATCTCAGGAAAAATGGCGCTTAGCGATTGATTTTATAATTCAGAGACGAGTCATTTTCGGTGACAGCTATCCTTTTCACGTAAGCGATGACATGGATGAGGTCATTCTTAATGAGACCGAACTGGATCTTTTGACTGCACTGCAACATATGTATCTATCCTTATTGCTTTGCGCAAATATTAAATACATTCCTAAGCGTAGAAGGGCTGAAATCACGCGCTCTTTTGAAGTAATTAGCTTGCCCATTTTTAGTTCACTAATGCCCCGAGGCGTTCAGGTTGTCCCCAATTGGGCGGGGGGTGGCGAAGAGGCTAGATATCGCGGGTCATTATTTGAAAAATACCAAGCAATCGCAAATGATATTAGATGCACGGCTGTGGGTCTGAGAGAACGGGATTTTAAAGTTGGTGACCATGGTGATGGTGGGTTAGATATTATAGCTTGGCATCCTATGGGCGATGATCGTGATGCGATACCTATAGCATTTGTACAGTGTGGATGTTCCCAAAAAGAATGGGTTGCTAAACAATTGGAAGCTTCGTACGCCAAACTTGGATCTCGTATCCCTGTAACACACCCTTGGGCTACTTATTATTTCCTCCCACAAGATTTAAGATGGATGGACGGTGACTGGGCTTACAAAGCAGACATAGGAAATGCGATTTTTGTTGACCGCTTGCGCTTAATCAACTTAGCCAGAGAGAATGAGTTGATTGAAAACTTTCCTCTCCAGCCTTACGTCGCTGAAACCTTTAGTATGTCTTATCGCTAATTTTACCAGATATCTGGAATACCTCTTGCTACCGCCTCAAAAAGTGGAGGCGGTACTGCATTACCTACCACGGTATACTTCATGTTCATAGATGCCCGCTCAGTTTCAGGGAAAACTAAATTACCAAACCCTTGAAGATAAGCTGCCTCACGAAAACTAAAGCGTCGCGCACGGTCATTAGATGTAAATTGCCATTTATCTGGCCCTAATTTTTCAAGAGTAGGGCTAATCGGATGTAATGGCATATGCCTTGGGTTAGCAACTATGGTCTTAGATATTTGATCCCAATCCTGACGTCGATTTCTAGATAAATAATACCAATGAAAATCAGCGTCATAGAACTCACCAACCGGCCACTCAGGTAAATCACCTATCGCATCACGGATAGTATTCACCTTCTTCAAACCTTCGCCATGAGTTGCTGTAGGAAAAGAAAAATCCACACCAAATGTCTCATGTATGCCAACGATAAAAATGCGTTTACGGTCTTGTGCAACACCGAAGTGAGAAGCATTTAGAATCTGAGATTTAACTCTGTAGCCAGCCTCTTCGAAAACCTTGAACTGATCTTTCAGTAAATGCTCAAAGTTCTTTCGCACCATACCGGAAACATTTTCTACAATGAATGCTTTAGGCTTAACTATTCTAAGTGCCCTTGCAAACTCCAAGTAAAGTGTGTTGATTTTTCTGTCAGCCTTTCGAACCCCACCTTGGCTAAAACCCTGACAGGGGTAGCAACCGACGAGCATATCGGCTGAAGGAAACGATTCAATAGCAGAAACATCCCCAAGGACGTAATCGGTTTCGGGATGGTTAGCCAAATATACATCACGCGCGTAAGGTAGAATGTCATTTGCCATGAGCACATCAAACCCTGCCCTCAACACTCCAGCATCAGAACCACCACACCCAGAAAAAAGCGACACTACAGTTGGCATTGACCCCTCCTAAAAACCGACCGCGTATTATAGCGAATCAGGCCTCGGAAAAAAGCAAGATTTCGCCAAGGCTTGATATTCTCACGTTTTATTAGCTGTGGCCACATCCAAGGAGAAAAAAACGAATTTACTTTATCATTGATTTTCAATAGGTTTTACGGAAAAAACTATTGAAAAAGAGCTATTTTTCATCAGATTACCTTTGGCAAGTTCAGCTATCAGTCCGAGCGCAATTTCACGATCCCTTTCCTTACAAGCCCCCTCAGTGGTTAGACGCGCAATCATTTCGACCCGCTCAATCATAACGTGCTCGTTTAACTCTCTATCCACATAACCTCCGACATGAGATACTGTATAAACATACAGTATCATGTATCGATAAAAGATGTGAAGAAAAAATCACGGGATATACACTGTATGTACATGATATGGATGAATATTAACAGTTACCTTTTCGGTGCCAATTTAGCTATAGCCGCAACACGATTAAGGATTTTCCTGGCTTTGGCCTCATGTGAGGGCTCTGCGGAAAATATTTCTCCTCTTGCTGTCCCGCGTAGCCATTTGCCCTCAAAACAGCTTTTACCACCCGCCATCAGGTGCAGGGCTTCGCCCCGGCTGATTGTGTTGCCGGTAGTCAGATGTATCTCGTCTATGGTTTTCGCTATTGCTGCGTTTTGCTCATCCGCTCCGTGGATGAATTTTCGCCGTGTTGCTGGCTTTTTATTCCTGAGTCGGTTGGTCAGCTCTCGTTTTTCACGCCGACTCAATGGTTTTGTTAAATCCAGTGCCGGTGGTTCGCTTTCGATCCCCGTACAGTTATTGACAGAACTCCGAGAGGGCGCAGGAGCGCCCTTAACGTCAACGGCCAAATCAACGGCACGCTTCGGCACAATTTTCCACTGCGTTAGCCGGGTTAAAATCGGGGTGTCAGCGCCGACGGCGGAATCGTACACGCCGCGAATGCAGATAGTTTCCTCACCATACTGGTTAAACTCGGCGCGAGGCTCATACAGTGTGCGCACCTGCAAATCGTCACGACGGACAAACGGGCCACCCTGCGCATTAACGTAACCAGCCCAGTCACCGGCGTCAGCGGCATCATGAACGGCGGCAAACTCAACGCTTAAACCGTGCGCGGTCTCGGTATCAGCGAGACGACGCAATTCACGGTAGACCGTCACCGGCGCACCGCCTATAAACTGGAATTGACGGATGTGCCAGCGAGCCGCCCATGCTGAAACGGCGGGGGCGGTCTCTTTGAGCAGCTCACCGCTTTCGTCATCGGTTTCACCATCGAGAGCATAACCGTCGATATTTTTCGAAATGTATTTAGCAACATAGCCGGTAGCGCTGCCCTTTTCCGGGTCAATGGCCTCGGCATGAAAGCGCGCTTTTTTGGCTTTATCGCTTCTCAGTTCGTGGTGGTCTTCCTCCCACGCATAATCACGGATGATGAGACGCACGCGCTCGACGTCTTCCGGCAACATGAACATAAGCATGTGCCAGTGCGGCGTTCCGTCGTGATGAGGCTCGGCAACACGTATGCCGAAAATGCGAATTTCTTCCCGGTGCAGCTTGGCGCGAATGCGCGCCCAAAGGCCAGTGAGATAGCTTTGCGTGTCCGACGGGTTGGCACCGTTCCATTTGCTGTTACGGTATCCTGCTTTAGTCGTGGCGTGATATTTAGACGGTGCAGTCAGGGTGTAAAACTCCCCGACGTATCCAAGCTCATTGCAGATATTTTCAAACCCACGGATGCGGGTCATCAGTTCGCAGCGGCGTATCGCAGGGTTAGCGACCGAACCGTCGTATTTTTCAATCAGGCTGATGCGGTTGCCGTCTTCGTCTTCGAGATCCAGCCCCTTGAGAAATTCACGCGTGCGGCGCTTCTGCTCGCGCCAGTCAGTCACGCAGTTTTTACTCGCGTATGCGTGTCTTTTTTTGCTGACATTGCCGACGGCAATGTGCAGATGTTCGCGCCATGCAGCCGCAATGCGTCGCAGACGACCACGCCACCACACATCGTTAAACATGCGGGTGATAGCCGGGGCTATTTCGTCCTCGCCGACATATTTCTTTGTCACCCGCTCCCAATGTGGCGGGGTAACATTGAATTGCAGGGAAATAATCCCAGCTTGCATATACCACGTGTACAGCGTTTTTAGTTCACTTAATCCGGTGTCATCAATGTCGGCCAGCTCTGACCGGATGAAATTAGCGATATCAGAGGCCAGTAAGTCAATATCGGCGCGGGACATGTCCGGGAGTCGGTTAAATCTGGCGACCATATTGACCATGCGTGATGCCAGATATTGCATAAGCTGGGTATTAAGATGACCGCCGAAAACAGCGGTTGATAGATTGCTGTTGATGCCAACGCACTCGTATTTTTTTGCGACCAGTTCAAGACGCGGCAATGCCTTTTTACAAAAGCTGATTAAAAAGGCATTAGCTCGTTGACTGCCCTGATTTTGCTCCAGCACCGTAGCGGTTCGATAAACATCAAAACGCACACACTCAGGCTGGAGAGAAAGCACTTTTCTAGCATGCAGCAAAGCCGCGAACATACGGTCGCGGCGATGCTGTTGGTCATAGGTAAGATATGGGCTGGCTATTGCCGACCGTGGAGCATTCCACGGGTAAGCGAATTGAACCGCCAAGTCATAACCCCCGATAATGTTTAGATTTCAATTCGGTGACCTCCTGACAGGTCACGCAAAAGGCCACACCCGGAATCGCAATGCGGCGAGCTTCCGGGATTGGTGCGTCACATTCTTCGCAGAGAAAACGGGAAGGTGCAGCGATACGGCTACGCGCGTTGCTGATGTGGCGTTCGCGGTCTTCCTGCTCGCGCAGTTGTGCTAAATCCATTGCGTCGGCCATTAGTGCAGCTCCTGTGATTCATTCTCAAAGCGAGTGGCTTCACGGCGCAGCAGTTCGGCGGCTTCGGTACCGCTCATCCCCTCTTTGGTGATATGTATCGCCAGTGCCTCAAGACGGATTGAAACAGCGAGCGCGCGGTCTTTACGTTCTTCTTTTTTGGCATCGGTCAGCAATACGGCCAGCGCATCGCTATCTGTATTAAAACTACGGGTTACGGTATTACGCATAATTTATTCTCCTGATTTCGGGCAATAAGAAGCCCGGCGGGTTTACGCCATTAAATTTCTGTTTGGATTAATTCGGCATGGTTAGCCGTTTGGGAAATAAACTCACCACTGCACGAAAATGATTCATCGCTGTAATAAGCGCCTTTTTCTCGTCAGTAGTCAGCTCACTTAATTCGAGCTCATGACGAGCCGCCGGGATTTTTGCCAGAAAGAAAATAGCGGCCAGCGCCCGATTATTTTCTTCAAATTGTGGGTCACGTTTATCGCGCATATCATCGACAAAACGTTCAACCTCTTTCCAGCTATCGCCCCAATATCTCGCGCGCAATTCAGCCACATGATTGAGACCGGCCAGACGTTCACCCGCTTTTAGCGGAACAGTCGCAGAAACAGCTTCGATAGCCATGATTCCCCCTGCTTTTGAGTGGAGAGACCAGCCAGTAAATCAGCCTGTGAGCTGCTCGGGTGCCAGCGCTTGCCGTCCTTACCTGCGATCCAGCCGTGGCCATAGTGCATGCCGGGACTTTGCTTTTTAAGCAAAGACGCGAATGACGGTTCAGTATTCAACATAAGCACCTCACATCAGACCGAATGAGGCACCGAGACCGCTCATGGTGTCTACAACGCTTGTCATTGCCGGGTTAGCCTGAAGCCGCGCATGCAGCGCCAGAGCCGACAATGACAACATGCGAATTCCAGCATTTACGCTTTCAATCATGTTGTGTTTACGTGCAGAGGTCAGGCGCTCATCAGCAGAGACCGCACCGCTTGCCAGCTCGCCGAGTTCACTCATTGCTCGCATGACATAAGACTGCAATTTGTCTTTAGCCAGCTCATTTACCGGCACGCACGGTAGACAATGAATCTGCGCCAGAAAACCATCAACGAGGGTTGAGTCTTCGGTCAGGTCAGTCAGCAGCCACAATTCAGGCGGCGTGAACTGGTGAGGCTGTTCCGGGTTGAGCTTGTTGCGTAACGTCTGAACATTCATACCCGCACGCTCGGCCAGCTTCGCCATGTTGTGACGTTGCGCAAAAGCCCTGCATGCTTCGTCATAGTGGGGATGTTTGGAAACTTGAAAATCAAACATGTTGCATCCTTACAATTCACATAAAGTGAATTAAGCGCCGATGACGAGTTGAAAACGGGAATGACCCAACGCCTTACGCAACTGCTCTTCTTTCCAGCGTGCGTAATAAATGCGAATCGGGCCACCTGCTTTCTTGCAGCCTTTACGGATAGTGCGTGGTTCGATTGGTACACAAGGGTTATCGCCGGTTGTCCAGCGGTAGGCGGTGCGTTCAGAAACACCCTCAAGCTCTGCGAATTGTTGCAAAGTAACGATTGGTGCGGGAACTTTGATGATTGCGATTTCAGAAGCCATGTTGCATGATTCCCCTTTTGCTAAAGATTGCAATTAATAGCCATCTGTTTGCCAACGTTCGCCATTAATTGCCTAGGTTTAGGCTTAACATAACTCCCAAAATGGAGTTTGTAAATAGGTTAAAGCTACATGAGAATTGAAGGTCTTGGTTTAAACAATGAAGAAGTGCTGGACAGGATTTGCGAGGCTTACGGATTTTCTCAGAAAATTCAATTAGCTAGACACTTCGAAATTGCATCAAGCTCTCTTGCTAACAGATACAGTCGCGATTCCATTTCTTATGACTTTATTGTGCATTGCGCCCTAGAAACTGGCGCAAATCTCGCTTGGCTACTCACCGGCAAAGGGTCACCTACAACCGGCAACATGAATACCGATACCCAAAATGTGGAGAAATTCACATTAAGTGAAGAGTCTCTGGTTAGTGATGGCGATTTGAGTATTGCTGGCAAGTTCTTTAGCAAGCCGCTTACGAATCCAATTGCCGTCTACGCTGACGGAAAACTCCATTTCATCGAGCGAGACGCATCCCTATCAGATGGAGAATGGCTCGTCGATATTGAAGGTGCTATTAGCATTCGAGAATTAACAAAATTGCCAGGCAGAAGACTACATGTAGCAGGGGGCAAGGTTCCCTTCGAATGTGGATTTGATGACATTAAAGCATTAGGTCGCGTGATGGGTGTATACAGCGAGGTTAACTAATGACCGTGCGTAAAAATCCAGCGGGCGGTTGGATTTGTGAGCTCTACCCAAACGGTGCAAAAGGCAAACGCATCAGAAAGAAATTCGCTACTAAGGGCGAGGCTCTGGCGTTTGAACAGTACACCGTTCAAAACCCGTGGCAGGAAGAAAAGGAAGACAGGCGCACGTTAAAAGAGCTGGTTGACTCATGGTATAGCGCTCATGGCATTACACTGAAAGATGGCTTGAAACGTCAGTTAGCCATGCACCATGCTTTTGAGTGTATGGGCGAGCCACTCGCACGCGATTTCGATGCGCAGATGTTTTCCCGCTACCGAGAAAAACGGTTAAAGGGTGAGTATGCTCGTTCAAACAGAGTGAAAGAGGTATCACCTCGCACGCTAAATCTTGAGCTAGCCTACTTCCGGGCAGTGTTCAATGAGCTGAACCGCCTCGGAGAATGGAAGGGGGAAAACCCACTTAAAAATATGCGCCCTTTCCGCACTGAAGAAATGGAAATGGCCTGGCTAACTCACGACCAAATTTCGCAACTGCTCGGAGAGTGTAAACGTCATGGCCACCCTGATTTAGAAGCAGTGGTAAGAATCTGTCTCGCCACTGGCGCACGGTGGTCTGAGGCCGAAAGTCTGAGAAAAAGCCAGCTTGCGAAATACAAAATCACATACACCAACACGAAAGGCAGAAAAAACCGCACCGTTCCAATCAGCAAAGATCTCTATGAGTCTCTGCCAGATGAAAAAAAAGGGCGGTTGTTTAGCGATTGTTATGGCGCGTTCCGGTCAGCTCTGGAAAGAACAGGCATCGAACTACCGGCAGGACAGCTTACCCACGTTTTGCGCCACACCTTCGCCAGTCACTTTATGATGAATGGTGGTAATATTTTGGTCTTGCAGCGCGTGCTCGGCCATACCGACATAAAGATGACTATGCGATATGCGCACTTTGCACCTGACCATCTAGAAGATGCAGTAAAATTCAACCCACTAATAAATCTAAGTCAGCTTGACTACCACAAAAAATAATCACGATAAATTAACATTGACTATAAGGATAAATAAAATGGATGCAAAAACAAACACAACAAAAAAATACATTTTAAATCTTGAGGCATTAAAGCCGGGAGATATCATACTTGAGCATGGTTACAAACCACATAGTTTAACAATTATGAAAATTACAGGTAGCCATTATTCTCACGCCATGTTATATGAAGGCTCAACAATAATTGAGGCGACATCGAGTGGCGGAGTTTTTAGTAAAGTTCCGAATAGATTTGCAGTTGTAAACCAAAATGATTTAAAGGTACTTCGACTTGAGAAAGAGATTTCCCCACAAGACATGGAGAGTATCACAATAAGAGCAAGGACTTTGATAGGGTCAAGTTACGATAAATCTGAGGCAGTTAAGGCAGGAAGGAAAAAGAAACCCGCTCAAAAAAAATCCAATGGACAATTTTGCTCTAGATTGGTAGCACAATGCTATAACAAAGCTGGAATAAAACTTGTTGAAAGCATTAATTACTGCTCTCCCGCAGATTTAGAAAAATCACCTTTGCTGACAGAAGTTGAAAATGCTGTCAAAGAGGCATCCGAGGCCGAGTTAGCTCACGCGCTAGCACCAAGCATTCATACGCAGCATCTCAAAAGTTCGGTCGAATGGGTTAAAGCCGCAAAAAAAATTCTCAAAAAGTCAGGGGTTGAGGCTGAAACCATTAATGATATTTACAGTGCGACTCTTAACCTGAGAAACCCTAAAGTTGACAAATTAATATTAAAAGAGATTAAAGCATCCGGGCATTATGATTTTTACTTAGAGGATAAAAAAGTCAATCCATTTAGATACGATATAACTAAGTTCGCCGAAAAAATCGGAGATGATATTGATACAATAGATGCTGAAATATATAAAGAGATATCAATTGTAAAGGTTCAGTCCACGAATTTGAGCAATGTTAAAGAGTATTATAAAAATTACCCTAGTTGTCTCATGGCTGCGGAAATTGATTTGTACACAGGAATATTAAATATCACCAATGAAAGATTGAAGATTATTATTGAGCATTGTTATAATAATAATTTAACACCAGAACTTCTTACAACAGCCCTGAGCATGATTAACTATATTGATAACCTTTAAAAAAGATAAACCACTAATAAAAATTAATCGAGCTTGAAGTTTCGTAATTATCAAGCATTTTGAACGTTGACTTACGCAAGTTCGGCCCAATGTGAATGGCGATAAAGTGGCGGTGGAAATGGCGAATAATTGGTAATCATTGGCAAACAATGGCAATCTATGTCAATGATAAATAAAGTAAACTATTGATTTTCGGTTGTTATGATAGGAACTCATAATCGCTTGGTCGTTGGTTCAAACCCAACAGGGGCCACCAAATTTTAGATTTAAAATCATATAATTAAGCCACTCGAAAGAGTGGCTTTTTTGTTCCTGAATTTTAAAATGGCACCACAAACCGCTGAGCAGCGCGCATGGCTTAGCGTGTTGTCGCTATCCCATTAAGAGGATAAAAAGTCCGTTATAACGCAGGGAAAATTTGCGCTTACGCTAAAACAGATAGCATTCTGCCTTAGCAAAATATTGCTCAGAGCATCTCGGGCAGCCCATAACCGCCGCACTCCTGTTGACTTCTGTCTAACTACGCAACGTAGTCTTAAAATATCTTTCATTCCTGCAATGCTGGAATTCATACTACTCACGATAAATGTAACAACACAGGTCAATTTCCGAAAAATAACCATAGCCTGCGCCAGCTGATCGAAATCAACGCGTTCCTCCCCCCGCTCTTATATATAACCCGCTGACTTACAAAAAGGATGAAATGATGAAAATACGGGATATATCAATCAGTACCTGTCTGGCACTGTTATTAATGGGTTGCGTAGCTAAACCACCCATGACGACGGAAAATGAAAGAGGCCGCCGCGTTTGCTTTTAATGTCGATGCTTCGCAGGTGACAATTTCCGATACGAGGCAGCAGGATGTGAAAACCAACTTTGTGGTCACCATCGGCAAAACCAGCCATCGCTGCTATGTGACGAAGGCCGCCGAGCCGAAGCTTTACGGGCTGATCCCGCTGGGCGGCGGTAGCACCGTCTCAGATGCCATCTGCGCCGGCGCCAACCCGACGCTAGCGAGCAAAACCTGCGACGCCCTGTCGCAAAAAGCGGGCCGCTGCTGAGCCTTTGCGCAGAAGAAGGCCGCTAACTGCGCATTTAGTCACTTTTTCTGCCGTTTTACCGCGGTCGCTTAGTTCAGTGACCGCACCTGCTGATAAGAATTGAGCCGTTCCCGCAGCGAGGTGAGCCAGACATCCGGCTCCTGACGGCAGATTTCGGTGAGGATCGGCGTCAGCACCAGCTCGGCTTCATGGAAGTCGGTCCACTCCGGCGGCTCCAGTGAAAAAGGATCGTTCATCAGCCAAATCACCATCGGCGTCCAGGCGCGCGGATCCAGTTGCAGATAATCCTGACAGCGCATCATATCTCGGGTCCGCGCCTCATCGGGGACGACATCCTTTCCCACCGCGGCGCAACTCATTGCCAGTACTGTTATTCCTGCCAT